ATGATCGCAGGAGATTCAGCCCTGGCTACCGCCGTTGCTCTTGATCTATACACCCTGTTGCTGACGCCCGCAGTGTCCGCCAGCGTTGTGGCGACCTGGGCTAAAATCTGCTCGCGCTTGGTAGTCATTAGTTACACATTATAGACCCGGTAAAGCTTTCGCCAGAGCCGATGCTAGTAGCCTTTGCTCTGACATACAGTAGGGGCACGTTTGAGTAAGAATGATAATTAACGCCAGACTCGTTATGAGAATGTACCTCTAAATCAAACCAATCTGTTCCATTCAAGGATCCCTGGTGGACTACGGTTATGTTGCTGCCAACAATCTTGTCGACGAACGTAAAAGCAGTTGCGTTTACTTTCAAGGCAGGCGTCTCCCCGTCAGCAGTTAAAGCGTCCCACTCGTATACATTTTTTTCGTTGTTGGAGTAATACCCAATGATCGCCGTCATAATTAGACCTTCTGAAGCATGATTTCACATAAAGCGCCGTCGTCCACAAGCGCCGTATTCCTCACAGTGTAATTCGTTCCATCGACCGTAATGGCGTCCCCATGTAGCAAGCCGCCAAACTTTGATGCTTCGCACGTCAGTCTGTAATCCGTAGTCAGTACAACGCCGTCAGCAATAATCTCTGATGGCATATCCAAAATGCCAAGACCAGTTTCTTCGCCAGCCGTAATCGAGACAGCGAATCCATCGCTATCCAGAAACACGCTTAGATCTTCAACAAATGCCATGAAAAAAGCCCCCCAAGAGGGGGGCGATAAAATCAGCCGTACTTGGGTTGTCCCAAGGCGCTTACGCTCACAGCGCCAGTGCCGCTGCCACCAGCAACAGTCACAACCACCTTGATAAAACGCTTCATTTCATCAGTGTTAACGGTCAGCTTTTGCACTGAAGCAGTGTCAGCAGCCGTAGTGGTGAATGCGCCGCTAGCAACATCAGTGTAGCTGCCGCCAGATGTGTCGGATTCAGTCAGCTTGACAGCATAGGTAACGGAACCGCCGCCAGCCTCAGCGTCAAGGATGCACTCCATATCGCCCTCAAGATCTTGAAGGTCAACAGCGGAGCCGGTTTTTGGCGTAGCAGTCACATCGTTAGGGATGAGACTAAGCAGAGTCGTTGCCCTGCGTGTGTTGCCGATGCTCATTGTTTAGTCCTCGTTTTGCGGGTGGGAGATTTAACAACTGGACACGCCTCAGTCTTAGGAGGCTCAACAGGTGCCTCAACAGCTTTACCCATAGCAATCAGGGCAAGGCCGTTTTGGTAGGAGACCTCTACGAGGGAGCCTGCTTTCACAGACTCCCCAGAAATCATCACCTGCCTCAGAACTTTAATCTTCATGAGTCAGGTCCTCCTTATCAGGTGCCGAAGCAGAATGCGCCAGGCTGCTTAACGGCGTAGTCAACATCCTGCAGGGCAATGATGCGGACAGTGCCGGCAGTAGCACCAGCGTAAGGATCAACAGTCAGATCCAGGCCAGACCACATACCCATGATGAACATGGAGAAGTCACCAAACAGTGCGTCGTTATTCAGCAGCTGGTTGGAAACAATGACCGGATAGCCATTGATCTGGTCATCCTCGTACACGAACTGTGCAGTGTTGTTGGCCTTCTCGGTAGACTTCAGCGCACCGCGTGCAGAAGCGTTGATGATGTAACGCAGGCTGCCGGCGTCAGCGTTTGCAGCAGCAACATCGGTCTCCATGCCGATGTACTCCTCGAACGTGCCGAAGGTGCTGATGGTCTGAGATCCAATACCAGTGGTGTTGGTCAGGCCCAAGGGCTGGTTGCTAGAACCAGTGCCGTAGATGGCGGCGCGATCCAGCTCAAGAGCAAGAACGCGAGCGAGGTCGTTGCGGACCATGCTCTCAACGCTGATGCTGGACTGGAGCAACAGGCGGCGGCTGTAGTCAACAAAAGCACCAACAGTCTTGGGGCTCATGTTCACCTGATCGATTGCCTGCTGGCTTTCGGTCGGGGAATTGCCTTCGCCCACCCAGTAAGCAGTGGCGGCAGAAGACTGACGAGGGATGGAAATGTTTCCTTCCAGCCCAGTCAACGTGGTTGCACCAGCCTGAGAGATGGACAGGCGGTTGCGAAGCAGATCGATGAAGCTACCAGCCAGCAGCACGTCATCAACCAAGTTGCCACCAGCAGTAGCGGTGCCAACTTCCAGGTCGCGACGAAGAACTTCGTTAGGCACCACGATGCCGTTAGAAGAACGCTGATACTTTTCAGCAGCAGCCTTGCCGACTTCAATTTCAAACTCAGCATCACGACGAGCCTGAGCATCACCCTGGTTGGCCAGGTAGTTCAGAGCTTTGACGAAGCTGAATTCGCGGGTCTCCTTTTCGGAGAGGCCAACGTCGTTGGCGTCGATGCGGTGTTCCACAGGTTGGGTGCCGATTTTTTCGAGGATGGCAGCACGCGCCTCATCAACCGACTTACCGCCGTCGATCAGTTCGCGGGCAATTTCGGGGAGCTTGTGCCGCTCTCCCAAGGCATTGATGGAAGCGATACGGGTGCGCTCGGCCTCAACGGCCTCGGACCGGATCACCTCCAGGTCTGGAGCATTTTCCATGACAGGTTCAGTCATAGTGTTTACAGGAGATGCGGCCGGGGCCGCCTGGACATCGGAGCTAGGTTCTCTCAAAGAGCGCCCAATCCCGACCGTGGGATCAGCAGGAATGCTGACCACACTGACTTCATAGGGGCGCCAATTCGTCGCTACGAAGCCATCTTCGCGTTCTTCCATCTTTTCGATGGAATACCCGAAGGAAATACCGCGAAGAATGCCATCGCGGATATCTGCCAAAATCTCTTGAGCCTTCTCATTCATAGAGAATCGGACTTTGGCATAACCACGCTTTTCATCCTCGTTGATGTATCCGCGTTCTACAACGCCGATGACACGATCAGGATCATGGTTATAGAGAAGTGGAGCGCCCCCACTCATGCGAGTCATGTCGCAGTGACCAGGCTCATGGCTCAATACTTCGTTGCCGTAATACCGCTCCACGGGATACTCAGAGCTGAACGGAAACTGCATTGTCCGCTCATCAAGCATGTCAAATTGCGTTTGCTCAACGCGCTTGAAATGCTTGCCCTCAATATCGCGAGTCAAATTAAACTCAGCCTCAGGCGACTCTTGCTCCATTTCTCTCAATGGTTGGATCTTTCTAAGTGTACTGAATCTGTGTCCTACAACAGTGTCAGTTTCGCTCCATCCATCGTCTCCTTCGCGATAAACGCGAATTAAGGCCGCAGGATCGTCTTCAGTGGCGTTAATCGTAAAACTTGAATCTGGCACATCAACTGAGCCTTCACGCACGATCCGAGTAATTTTGCCGCGAGCAGTGCCGCCACTTGAGTTCCAAGACACAAAATCACCAACGTCTAGCGCATCGGCTTCTGCTCTCTCTTCAGACTCGATCATGCTTCTATCCATTGATTCAACAATTCTATCGGACCAGCTTTTTCCTGCATCTCCGCCCCATGCCGCCCACGCAACACGGCCAGGTGATGGGTAGCCGTCTTCACCAGGGCTAAAACCCTCTGCCTGCTTATCTACTTCGTGTCTTGCAAACCAAGCACTCATCGCAACAATCGTGTCGTCAGACAGCTCATTGCCGCTAAGAATCTGGCTGGCCCTGCGCGATGCGACTTCAGTGCCGCCTTTACGACCTTCTTTCTTCCACTCCCTGTATCGACGCGCTTCTTCGCGCATACCCTCGGTCGGCATTGCAGGCATTACTCAATAACCTCCTGTTCAGACTCAATAATATCTCGATCGAGCGTTACACCCAGCCTTTCCGCCGCATCCTGCTCCCTAGAGATACTTTGCAGATTTTCGTAGAAATCACCGCCCATCTTAGCCACGATCTGAGACTTTGTGTAATACCCTGCCTGCTCCATTTCGCGGTACGCTTTTGCCTCTTTTAAAGGATCCACCCAGTCCCAACCGCGAGCCATCCATCGTGGATTTTCATAGCGCTCTGGACGCTGCTCATAATCCTCAAGCGGAAGCTCGCCGGAAAGCACCGCAAGCTGCAGCCATTCGCGATATACACGCATGTGGAAATGCTCGATCACATAAGCCTGAACGACCTTCCAATGCTCTCGGTCCTCAAGCAAGCTCAAACGACTGCTTGAATAATTTGTATCCGAGAAATCGCGGCTCAGTGTCTCGTAGCTGCATCCAAAGCCAGAAGCAAACCTTCGCACGCTATTGCGCACGAACATCTCAAATTGCTGATCCGGTGAATTGATGTCAGGCACCGTAATGCTCTGACCTGGCTCCAAATACTTAAACTGGCCCGGCTCGAACTCAGAAATCCGACGATCGCCTTCT